CGACTAAAGTGTCGATACAAATGCCTGTTCAGTCGAAGGAAAAGACTGTAAAACAGGTCAAATGTTCTCTTGGTATGGAACTAAAAGTCCAAACGTTGAAAGTCGCTTTGAGGAGTTGCGGTGATGATGACACTGAGGTGTGTTATCATTGCAAGTGTTCTCATCAAGCGCTCGCGTGCTTCCGTGAGATCTTTGAGATCTACGGAATGAAGATGAGTGCATACGACGAGCAGGCCCTGTTGAAGGTCTGGTCGAAGTATCATGCGCTCTCTTCGCAAGGCCGTTTGATATCGTTCCTTAAGTGGAAGATTTCTTATGTTTTTGCGTGGGGTGTAGGGCAAGAGTTGCCTACAGTGCCTGATTGGGTACCCGATGATTTACGGAGTTATCCAATCGCTGGCGGTCGTTTTTATTATTTTATGCGGACGATGAAGAAGATGGAGTTGATGCGAGATCCCAAAAGGGGATACGGCTTTTTCTATTCGATTTTATTGTCCAAAAAGGGTTTGCCGCGTGTGTCAGAAGATGACTTACACAAGGCTACGTTAAATGCATATGATACGATGACGACTGAAGTAAAACGCACAAATGAGATGAATAGGAAGATCTCAGCCGTTGCTGAATACGTGAAGAAAGTTGTTGGAAAGTGCTTTCGAAAACAGGACTGGTCACGCATAGAGATGCGTTGGCCGTCGCAGTCGGCTCATTTCCAGAATGGAAGAAGTGAGGATGGTGCACTCGGACACATTCGGAATGTGGAATTGCTTCCAAAAAAGCAGTTACCGCAATTCCAGTGGAGCGTTGGTGTATGTGATGGGAGAATCGTCGATGATCGTATGTTCTGTCTTGAAGAATACAGGATGTGTGATGAGGCGGATCGGTACATAGTACACTCGGATGTGTCGGATGAGATGGTTGAGAGTCAGGTTAGGTTGTTGAGGTATGCCAAGGAAGATACCCCGTACTGCCTACCCGTAGCTCTTGCAGAGCCATGCAAAATTCGGATTGTGACGGCTGGTCCCCCGGCCCTGTATGCTGCAATAAAACCAATACAAGAAATGTGCTTCAAGGCACTTTCAGGGGATAGGAGGTTTTGTATTGGTGGACCGATCAGTGGACGGTCCATACTTGACATCTTAGGAAAGGTGAAGGAGGGATGTAAGTATTTGAGTGGAGACTACAAAGCTGCTACTGATAACGTGGCAATCGAGTTATCACGTCTATGCGTTGAAGAAATTGCGAAGAAGACTGGCATGCCAAAGGTGTATGAGGAACTTTTTCAGCGGTCGCTTTCCGAGCACTACTATACTGCCAAGCACGATCCAAAAGGGAATACGTGCTGGAGTAATCTGTATGAGCCGAAGAAGCAAATGCGTGGACAGTTGATGGGTTCGCCGACATCATTCCCAATTTTGTGCATAATTAATTTTGCCCTAATTTGGTTTTCCGTCTTTGAAGAAGAAGATTTCGAAGATGTTGAAGTGATGGTGAATGGTGACGATTGTCTGTTTCAGTGTACGGAGGAAGGAAGGTTACGTTGGATTGAGTATGCTAATGCGGTGGGTTTGGAAGTTTCTCTTGGTAAGACGTACTACTCAGATCAGTTCGTTGTGATGAACAGCGAACTATATCTTGTGGAGTACATGGTTACAGAGGAACTACTAAATCGGATGCACTACTGTCCCTATGTGAATATGGGGCTCTTATCAGGACAGCAAAAGTCTGGTGAGTTGATTACTGTTATTGTTGGTAGCGGTGATACAGCGGGTGCTCGCGCACGGGCGCTCACACGAGG